TGTTCGAGTTTCTACCTACTACACAAGAACAATATAAGGAGCAATCATGGCAACCCAAGTTATTACCGGTCGTGATGTATCGCTGTCTTTTTCAGGTTCACTCGGAACAGACATTGATGCACAAGCACTATCAGCGACTTTAACCAAAACAATTGATCGTCAAACTTACCAAACGCTTGATGGTGAGGCTTACAAGACAACCAATGTTGAAGCAGAATTTACAATGGAAATTCTTGCAGACTGGGGCAAGACATCATCAGTTTGTGAGGCTCTATGGGCAGCAGCAGACAACAGTCCAGATACAACTTTCACAGTTACAATGACAGTTACATCAGGACACACTTTTGCATTTGATTGTTTGCCAGCATATCCAGCACCAGTTGGCGGAACAGGCGCAGATGCACAAACTGCAACATTTACTTTCAAAGTATCTAAGGGTGCAGTAACAGAATCACTATAATAAAAAAACGGGAGCAAAATGAAACTACCAATCACAATTGAATACAGCTCAGGCGAACAAGTTACTTATGTAGCCCAACCGCCTGAGTGGGCAAAATGGGAAAAGCAGACAGGACACACCATTGGTCAAGCAGCTGAGAAGTTGGGTGTTTGGGATCTTATGTTTTTGGCTTATCATGCTCATAAGCGTGAGGTTGCCGGAAGCAAACCAATCAAACCAATGGATGCTTGGATTGAAACTGTTGCTGATGTAATAGTCGGTGATGCAGACCCAAAAGCCATCCAGCAGGAAGCCTAAGCAGATTATTGGTTGAGTTGGCAATTGCCACACAAATACCAATGAGCGAATGGGTCGAAGCAGAGGACATTTACACAGCAATCGAGATATTGGAGAAACGGAATGGCAACTAGCACCGAACCTCTAATAGTCTATGACAAAAAAGAACTTGCTTCATTTGCTAGAGTAATTAGAAACATGAGCGATATTGCTGTCGATGAAACTAAACGCAGGGTTGGCGAATTAGCCCAAAAAGAATTAAGCGAAATTCGCAGGGTTGCTTCGTCAAGAGGTAAAGTTGCTGATCGAGTTGCTCAAGGCGGTAAAGTCAAGAAATCCTCATTGCTTGGTGAAATTTCATTTGGATTTGCTTCACAAAGATTCTCAGGCGGTGCAACAACTCAATTCAATACTCGCAACGATCCTAAAGGTAATCGTAAAGGTATCGGAGCAGCATCAGAGTTTGGTTCAGGCAAATATCCACAATTCCCAAGATGGTCGGGGCCGATGCCTAAAGGGCCGGGTTCAAGAGGTTGGTTTATTTATCCAACCATCAGACATTTACAACCAACAATTATAAAAGAATTTGAAGAAATCATTTTGAGTATAAAAAAGGAATTTTCTGATGGCGAGTAATAGTAGAACATTAACACTTGCCTTAGCAGCTGATATTGATGGCTTAAAAAAGGGTTTAGATGATGCCGGTAAGGTAGTCAATAAATCAGCAGATCAAATTGCTGACTTTGGTAAAAAAGCAGCATTGGCATTTGCAGCTGTTGGAGCAGCTGCCACAGCATTTGCAGTATCAGCTGTAAAAGCAGCAGCAGAGGATGAAAAGGCTCGCAAATCATTAGAACAAACAATTCGAGCAAACACTCAAGCAACTGAACAACAAATTGCTGCAATTGATACTTATATTGACAAACAATCTATTGCCACAGCCACTACGGATGATGTTTTAAGACCGGCTCTTTCTCGATTAATTAGATCAACTAATGATGTTACCAAGGCTCAAGAATTGTTATCTCTTGCCCAAGAAATATCAACCGCAACTGGAAAGCCATTAGAAACAGTTGCTAATGCTCTAGGTAAAAGTTTTGATGGTCAAAATGCCGCTCTTGGCAAACTTGGCTTAGGTATTGATGCCGCTACCTTAAAAAGCATGTCGCATGAAGAAATCATGCAAAGACTAAAAGGAACATATAAAGGGTTTATTGATAATGAAGCCACTAATGCAGAATTTAAGTTCCAACAATTAACTATTGCCTTAGATCAAACTAAAGAAAAGATTGGTTTGGCTTTATTACCAATTGTCAAAGAGTTTGCTGATTATTTGCTTGCAGTAGTTGTGCCAAATGTTCAAGCATTGGCCGCTGGATTAACTGGAGATAATAGCGTTACGGCTGGAATTACTGATGCAACGCAAGGCGCATATGAATTTGGTCAGCAATTAAAAAGCACCTTAAAATTTATTGTAAGCATTAAAGATGAACTTGTCATTCTTGCTGGAATAATTGCAACTGTATTTGTTGCCAATAAAATTGCTGCTTTTGTTACTGCAATCCTTACATTAGTTTCGGCAATGAAAGCCTTAAGGACTGCTGCTGCCGGTGCTGCTATTGCTACCGCTTTTGCAACAGGAGGAACATCTGTTGGATTGGCTTCTGCTGCTCTTGCGGGTATTGCTGCAACTTATGGTTTATCACAATTGGCTGGAGATCAAGGTTTATCAATACCTCAAACTTCATTTGCTCAATCCGCAACAGGAACTCCATTCGGTCAAGCAGGTGGCAACACTTATAACATTTCAGTTCAGTCCGTCGATAGTGAAGGTGCTGCGAGAGCCGTTGCAAAAGTATTAAACGACAGCGCATCAAGATCAGTTCCACAGCTGTTTAACAATGGCATAAAGGGCGGATAATGACAGTCTGGACACCAGATTGGAAACTTACTGTTGCCGGTGTTGATTACACAGATTTAACAATCAGCGACATAATTCATCAAGCAGGTCGAGATGATATTTACTCCCAACCAAACCCATCTTATCTGCAATGCACAATTGTTGCTTTAGCCGGACAAACAATTAATTTTGACATAAATGACAGTTTAAGCCTACAAGTTAAAAACAGTTCAGGAACTTATGTAAATTTGTTTGGTGGAGATATAACTGACATTACTGTGGAAGTCGGGCGAACTGGATCAGTTGCAGCCGTTATTCAATACACCATTCTTGCAATGGGTTCAATTGTTAAATTGGCAAAAGAAATTTGGGATGCAAACATTCCTCAAGATGAAGATGGCGACCAAATTTATCAAATACTTTCAAGTGTATTGCTTGGGTCTTGGAATGATGTGCCAGCAGCTACTACTTGGGCAACTTATGATGCAACTGAAACTTGGGCAAATGCTTCTAATTTAGGACTTGGTGAAATTGATCGCCCAGGGCTTTACACAATGCAACATCAACCTAGCACAACCGATACCATTTACAACATTGTTTCAGATATTGCTAATAGTGCATTTGGATACATTTACGAAGACAATGCAGGAAACATTGGTTATGCCGATGCAGACCACAGACAGACTTATTTGCTTGCCAATGGTTATGTTGATTTATCTGCTAGTCATGCCATTGGTTCAGGATTACGAACAACTACAAAAGCAGCCGATATTCGAAATGATATTTATATCAATTATGGCAACAACTATAATGCTCAAAAGACTGCATCATCAGCTGCATCCATTGCCCTTTATGGATACAAAGCCGAAACGATTAACTCAAGAATTCATTCAGGCGTCGATGCCCAAGAGGTTGCAGATCGATATATTAGCCTTCGAGCCTTTCCACAGCCTGTATTTGATAGCATAACTTTCCCAATTACAAATCCAGAAATTGATAACTCAGATCGAGATAATCTGTTGAACATATTTATAGGCTTACCTTTGAACATTAGAGATCTGCCAGCACAAATTAGTAATGGCGAGTTTTCAGGTTATGTTGAAGGATGGCGTTGGAGCACTCGCTTCAATGAGTTATTCCTGACGATAAACCTTTCGCCTGTCAGCTTTAGCCAAGTGGCTATGAGATGGAATTCTGTGCCTGTGGGAGAGGCTTGGAACACTTTAAGCCCAACTTTAACATGGGAATACGCTACAATCGTAGCCTGATAATAGGAGAAAAATGGCAACTACTACAAACTATGGCTGGACAACGCCTGACGATACTGCGTTGGTCAAAGATGGCGCAGCTGCAATTCGCACGCTTGGTTCATCTGTTGATACAACAACCAAAAATCTTAATCCATCAACAACTCTTGGTGATATTGAATATCGTTCATCAACAGCCAATACAAATACAAGACTTCCAATTGGAACAACTGGACAAGTTTTATCTGTTGTTGGCGGAGTTCCAGCATGGTCAGATTCTGATGATGCCAATGCAATTCAAAATGCAATTATTGATGCAAAAGGTGATTTAATTGTTGGATCTGCTGCTGATACTCCAGCAAGGCTTGCAGTAGGCACTAATGATTATGTTTTGACCGCAGATTCAAGTGCAACTAATGGAGTTAAATGGGCTGCTGCTGGAGGTGGTGGATTAACTTTAATTAGTACGGCAACAGTAAGTTATGGCAGCAGTGCAGTAAGTTTTACAAGCATTCCTCAAACTTATAAAAATTTAATATTTGTATTTATTGATTTGACTTGCACAAATAGCACAACTCCACAGACTTTCAAAATGCGACCACAAGGAAACAATACTGCTGGTAATTATGATTATCAAGGTATTTCAGTTAATGGATCAACAGCAAGCGGAACTGGTGGAGCAGCCTGGGAAATTGGTTCAGTTAGACATCAAGGTTCAGCAACTCAACAAAATAATGGAGCAGGTTTTGCAAAACTTTACAACTATACTTCAAGTGGAAGCATACATTTGGAAGCAGTTTATGGTTTTAGAGCAACAAACACCCAATGCCAATATACAACTGGTAAATGGGTAAATGGTGCAATTACACAGGTTGATTTTTCAAATGGTGATAGTTGGAATGCCGGATTTATTGAAATGTGGGGAGAAAAATAATGCCAAAAGATCAAATTAAAATTCAAACAGTTAATTGCGAAACTGGTGAGATTGAATTAAAAGATGCAACAACCGAGCAATTAGATTATATTTTGGCCGACAAAGCGGAAAGTCAATCGAAAAAAGAATTGGCTGATGCAAAAGCCCAAGCCAAAGCTGAATTGCTTCAGCGTTTAGGCATTACTGAGGACGAAGCAAAACTACTCCTTGCGTAATGAAACCATTTTTATCTAAAGCTGCCGTTCAACTCCGGGAACAGATTGATGATTCATTCCCGGATCGCAGCCGTAAAAGTGATGGATGGATAGCCTCGGCACAGCATCAAATGCGATCAAAGGTTTCGGATCATAACGCCTTGCCATCGGGTGAAGTTTGTGCTCTCGATATTACGGCGGATCTGAGTGCAGCCGAAGGCATATCTGCTTACCTTGCCGATCAAATTCGAATTGCTGGCAAAACAGATAAGCGGATCAAATATGTAATTCACAATCATCATATTGCCAGCAAACTATTTAACTGGCGATGGCGTAAATACAAGGGCATAAATCCCCACACCAAACATATTCACATTTCATTCCACCCAAAACAAACAGGAGAGTTCTTTAACATCCCACTACTAGGAGGCAACTAATGAAACTATCTAACAAACACAAGGCTGCAATTAAGTCATATTTAAGAGCTGTGGCTGCTTCCGGCATTACTGTCGTTTTGGCAATTGTCGCTGATATTCGACCAGAGTTTGCAATTCTTGCCGGTGCGTTAGTTGCACCTATTGCAAAAGCATTAGATCCAAAGTCCGGCAAAGAAGCTGATTATGGAATTAATGCGAAATGACAGCCAACGAATGGGTTGGTATCGCCGTTGGCGTATGCGCCATATCAACAAGTTTATTGCTGGGTCTACGCTGGGTTATTAAATCCTACTTACAAGAATTAAAGCCCAATTCTGGAAGTTCGATCAAAGACCAAATTACAAGATTAGAACAGCGTGTCGATGATCTGTTTGTCTTAATCAGTAAGCGATAATTTTTGTCATGGCGAACACTCGAAAACCTATCAAACGCAAAAAGATCAATCGTCGTGTCGTTCGCCAATCTCCTGAACCATTAACAAAGATAGATCAGCATTACACCGCATTGCACGAATGTTATAAAGCAGCTCGTAAAGCAGGATTTACACCAGAACACGCCTTTTGGTTAATGACCGAGCATAAGACTTTTCCTGATTGGATCGTAGGCGATGGCGGGATCATTCCTTCCATAGATCCAACTGACGATGAGGATGACGATTAAGCGATACTTAGTAATAAGTGATTTGCAAATTCCCTACCATCATGAAACAGCCGTCAAGAATGTTATTAAATTGGCGAAGCGTGAAAGATTTGACAGCGTTCTATGCGTTGGTGATGAGATCGACTTTCAAACCATTAGCCGTTGGGCTGAAAAAACACCTTTGGCTTATCAACAAACTTTGGATGATGACCGCACAGCTACTCAAGACATCCTTTGGGCTCTCACAGAGCACAGCCGAGAGGCTCATATTATCCGCAGTAATCATACTGATCGCCTATATAACACTCTATTAAAAGTTCCGGGAATGATTTCACTTCCCGAATTGCAGTATGCCAAGTTTATGGATTTTGAATCTATGGGCATTACATTCCACAAAACATTTTACGAATTTGAAAAGGGCTGGATCTTGGCTCATGGCGATGAAGGCAACATGAATCCCAACGCTGGACAGACTGCCCTAAATCTTGCCAAAAAGGCAGGAAAGAGCGTGGTTTGCGGTCATACCCATAGACTAGGTATGTCAGCCTATTCAGAAGGGCTCTACGGGGCTTATAGACCCCTTTACGGGGTTGAAACAGGCAACCTTATGAACAGAGCAAAAGCATCTTATACAAAAGGCTTGGCTAATTGGCAAATGGGCATAGTCATCATGGACTGGGATGGCAAAAATATGAATGTGCAAATGATTCCAATAAACAAAGATGGAAGTTTTACAGCTCTTGGAAAGTCTTATGGGGCGTGAAACAGACTATATCGACCGCACGATTGATGACCATATCGATGATGTTGAGGATATTGGCGTTATCTAATCGTTATAAAACACGCCGAAGGTCAGGTAGATAAAAGACTTGCTTTA